CTTAAGGAAAATAGCAAAATGCTGCGTAAGGCAGAAATTGATATACAAGAAATGCAGGGTAAATGGTTTGCGGCGTTTAAAACTATGGCAGCACTATTTGTAATCGCTCTTATCGTTATTGCTATTACAATTTATTTTCATTGAAAAGTATTTATAAGATGAGTGATAAAAAAGAGATAATAGAAATACAGCCCCAAAACAATTGTAAGGATGAAGAACTTCTTAGCAGAAAACATACATGTCCTCATTGCAACGGTTTTGGCTGGCTGCACGCTAACGAGACTAAACCTGGTGAACCGGACTTAATAAAGTGCCCGGTTTGCCACGGAACTAAAAAGGTGCAAGCTTATATTAAAATAGAATGGCATAGTAGTGATTATTTTAATGATAAATAATTATGATAAGCAAGAAAGCAAGAAAATATTTGGATAAGAACATACAAGATGCTGCCGATTGGGTAGATAAAGATGGTATAGGTCGCCGCGTAATACTTGAATATGATGCCATTAAGGCTATAGAATTAGCCGAGCAGGAAATAAAAGATAAAGCAGTTTATGCATTTGAGGAATTTGTCGGACGTTATTGCAGAGATAACAATATCCATTATATCTGCGACGATTCAGAACACTACATTAATGCGTTTAAGGGATTATTAAACAAATAGAAGAAAAAGAAATGAAGCAAAAGCCTGATATAATAATAGCTATTGATCCGGACGTTGACAAGTCGGGTGTAAGCATGTTAACAATATCTACACGTCAAATACAAATTGAATCATTGTCTTTCCCTGACTTAATAGACTATCTTAAATATGTCTATGACAAATCACAATTCACAAAGGATATTATCCGTGTAGTGGTTGAGGCTGGTTGGCTGAACGCATCCAATTGGCATTTAAACCCGCATGATAGCAAAGCCGTTGCAGCCGCAAAAGGTAATGCCACAGGCAGAAACCATGAAACAGGTCGTAAGATTGTTGAAATGGCAAAACATATCGGTTTGAATGTAGAACCTATTAAGCCGCTTGTTAAATGTTGGCGAGGTAAAGATAGAAAGATTACACATGAAGAACTTGCAACGATAACAGGTATAACTCAACGAACTAATCAAGATGAACGCGATGCAGTATTGTTAAGTTGGATATATGCTAATCTGCCTATAAGGCTAAAGGTAGGTAAAGATATGGTAGGTATGCAGTTGAAATATAATCACTAATTAAAATAATAAACACATGAAAAATTTTATTGAAACAGCCTTGAACGGCAAAAGAATGTCCATACAAATATTGCATATAACATCTATATGCGATTGCGAATTACGCGGAATAAGTCGAGCAGAGATTCATACTCCAAGTGAGACGGTAAGGGTTGACGATGATTACGATACGATAATGGAAAAGATAAAGGCAGCAACGTCACTCACAATAGGAAATAGAGGTAGTCGAAAAGGTTAACAACATTATTTGTTCGTTTATGTTAGGTCATTGCGTCACAAGATGCTTTGGCCTTTCTTTTTTGGCTATGCCGTAGTTCCTTTAACATTGTTTTATTTTTGGCACGTAGACGGGGGTATCATTTTTTCAAAAGCCCCGTCAGCAGCCGAAACCTCAACGCCTTATTGTTCAAACGCACGAGTAAAATTTTGGCTGTGGGGGTAAAACTGCTATCAGTTTAGTTTTAGCAAACGCTTTATAAAAAGGCGTTATGAAACAAAAATCACCATACGATTTGGATGCGATTAAGCGCAAAATTAGAAAAGCGATGAAAGAGCAGGAGACTTACTCTCCGGCTATGGATATTACTATAGAATTGACGGCGAGAAACTACCTTTTTTTTCTTATGGCGAGTGATGGATTAATTAAAAGTGGAAAACTTACTGTAAATGAGCGTACAAGGGAAAACCACATTAAAAAAGTAGTTGCCCCGGAATATGCAACATGTTCTGATTGTACCGATAAAATAAGGAAATTACTTCGTGAGCTACGATTAACAAGAGCAACAATTGAAGGAGGTGCCGAAATAGACGATTTAACGGAATTATCCGATAAGGTTGCTGACATAAAAGAAGGCAAATCAATACTAAAAAAGCCGAAAACGCAGGATAATGGAGAATAAAGAACTCATAGAATTAAAAGCAAAGGCAGCTGAAGAGCTGAATTTGATACTGGTTGATGATTACCATTTGGAGAAAACAGACAAACGGCTAAATGTCTATGCTTTTGAAATAATAAACAATCCTGACGATCATAACCTGTATGAAATTCTTGCGTTAAAGAGATTCTTTCACTTCTTGGATAAATATATTTTTAAGATAAATGAAGTCAAAGCGTTTATTGTTTTCTATGAATCCTTGAAGTTCTCCGGAATGAAAGGCAGACGGCGTTACAAAATGACACCTGTACAAGTCTTTCAGTTTGCCAATATACTAGGCTTTTATTTGGATGAGCAACACAGGTTAATTCGTGATGCTCTTTTATTTGTGCCTAGAAAATTCTCAAAGACAACATCAGTGGCTAGTTTGGCTATTTATGATTTGCTTTTTGGCGACATGAACGCACAAGCTTATGTTGCGGCTAATTCATATACACAGGCACAAATATGTTTCAGCGAAATAAAAGGTATTCTGAAATGTCTTGATAAACGCTTGAAACATTTTAAGATTAATCGTGAAAAGATAACCAATCTAAAAAGAGGTTCATTTGCTCAATGTCTAGCTAGCGATGCCGAGACCTTGGACGGATTGAATGCTTCTTTAAATATTATCGACGAATATTCGCAGGCACGAGATTCAAAATTAAAGGATGTATTAACCTCATCTATGGGAGTAAGAATTAATCCTCTTACAATCGTAATAACAACGGCCTCCGATAAGCCGGATTGTCCTTTCCGGACAGATATACTTGATCCGTATAAATCTGTATTGCGCGGTGAGTTAGAGAATGATAGGATTTTTGCTAGCATTTTTGAGCCGGACGTGGACGATGCTGAAGATGATCCACACACTTGGAAGAAAGTACAACCTCATTTAGGAATTACTGTACAAGCAGATTTTTATGAGAATGAATATAAAAAGGCCTTGATGTCGGCTGATGATATGTTGGCCTTTAGAACTAAGCAATTAAATCTTTTTGTACAGCCGGCAGATAAGGTGTGGATAACATCAAAAGAAATAGAAGAACTATATAATAATACAGAATTAAGTAAGGCAACGGCTACTGTTCCGGCTATGGTTGCGGTTGATTTATCAGTATGTGACGATTTTTCGGCTGTATCATATAACTTGTACAATAAACTCACACGTAGTTTTTTCATATATACAGACTTTTATTTCCCTATGGATGCACTTGAAAGGCACCCAAATCGTGAATTATATCAGAAATGGATTGATAAAGGCTTTCTAAAGCTTTTGCCTGGTAAAGTAATCAACTATGAAATGATAGCTAATGATATTTTCAAGCATGGTAGTTATATGAATATTCTGCAAATAGGCTATGATCCTTATAAATCGAAAGAGTTTGTAAATACTATTGACGCCTTTCAGTTTGGGCATTCAAATCCTATTCCACAAACTTATGGGAACTTTACAAGTGGCGTGGAAAGTATGGAAATTGCGGTCCATACAAAAAAAGTATCATTCTATCCTAATCCTATAATAGCATGGTGTTTTGGTAATTGCATTATAGACGAGGATAAAATGGAAAACCGAAAACCTCTTAAGCAAAGCCACCTTCTTAAAATAGATGGTGCAATAACATCTATAATGACATTGATGGAGTTCGACGATTATAAACAAAAAGTAAAGATATGAGCATATTAAATTTATTCAAAAAGGCCTCTCCACAAGAGAGTACGCCAAAAGCCACCGTGAAGGAAAATACACAGAGGCCAATACAGGAAAATAATACTCAAAAAAGAGATTATACCCCACCATTAGCATGGGGAAACACTATTAGTATAGATTTTGCTAATTCCTCGCCGATGGGTATGAAAATAGCTACAGTTTTCCGGTGTGTTGACATTTTAGGCAGTTCGGTAGCTTCGTTAGGATTAAATGTCTATAGGAAGATAATAACTAAGCAAAACGCCTTTACAGGCGATACGGATGGTTATTTTGGCATTGATGCTACCAACCCTCTCAACTATTTATTGAACTTGAGGCCTAATCAGCGTCTGAATGCCTTTGACTTTATTAAAAATGCAGTTGCAGAAGTGCATTTGTATGGAAATGCCTATATCTACCCTCAATATGGGATGAATGGTATAAGTTCACTTATTCTTCTTTCTCCATATAGTGTGACTTATGATAAAAATTCAAATATATATTATGTGCATGATGCCGTCAATTCAATTTTTGAAACATTGACCGCTAATGATATAATCCATATTAGAAATGTCAGCTTAGACGGCGGTTATACAGGGCTATCAACTATAAATTATGCAGCAGAGGTACTTGGAATTGCAACAGCTGAATACAAGCAGTCTCAGGATGTATTTCAACCGGGGAGCACGCAAAGAGGTATTCTTTCGGGCGATGCAGAGGCAACGGCAAGAGGATTCGGGCAACCACAGGATGATCAATTGGCAAGTGTCGGCAACAGAGTTGAATCGCAAATACGATCAGGGCAAAAAATTGTGCCAATTCCGGGTGCTATGAAATTCAGTCCGCTAACAATGTCACCGGCTGATTTGAAATTACTTGAAAGCGAAGAATTTACTGTGCTGGAAATATGCAGATTTTTCGGTGTGCACCCGGATAAGGTGTTTTACATGAAATCGGCGAACTACAAAGCAAGCGGTAACAGTCAAACAGCCTATCTGACTGATACTTTACAACCCATATTAAGGAAGTTCGAAAACGAATTTACTATTAAGCTTATATCACGGTCTCTACAATCGAATTATAAGATACAGTTTAATATGGAGGACTATTTCGAGACGGATTTGACAACCAAAGCCACATATATGACACAGACTGTTCAGAATGGTACCCGGACGCCTAACGAATGGCGTAAAAAAGACGGTTATTCACCTGTAGAAGGAGGCGACCAAAGCTTTATATCTTGTAATCTTGCTCCGTTAAATAGTGCTAAAATTAAAGGCGAGACACCCGGAAATGAACCTTCACCCAACACAAAAAATTGAAAGTGCTATCAGTATACATCTAATGTAGGTATTTAAAAAGGGGATATTATGGCAGAGATTAAATACGAAATAAGAAGTTTCAGTGGCGATGCCGCTCCAAAGGCGTCAGTCGATTCAAGGCATATTGAAGGTTATGCAATTGTGTTTAACCAACGTTCGCAACTGATTTTTGATTGGAATAATGGTAGACCGGTATATGAGATAATACAACCGGGCGCCGTGGATGATAGTTTAATCAGAAAATCCGATATAAAGGCATTGTTGGAACACAATGGCGATAGAATGCTGGCACGCAGTATCAACGGCCAAGGTTCAATGCGAATCTCTATTGATGATATTGGTGTAAAATATGTCTTCGATGCTCCTAATACAGCAGACGGCAATTATGCCTTGGAAGAAATCAGGCGTGGCGATTTATTCGGATCAAGCTTTGCCTATTGGACGGACAATGATAAGAATGTTGACTATTACCATGAAGGTGATAATCTAATACGTAGCGTAAAAAAGATTGATGTTCTACGTGATTTTTCAATAGTCGGCGATCCTGCCTATATGGGCACGTCGGTTGAAACAAGAAGTATTGAAAAAAGATTTGCGCCGAAAAATGATGAAAAAGAAAAGGCAGAGCAAGAATTGATGAAATCTCAATTAGCAGAATTAAGAAAATTATCTAATTATAAAATTTAAAAATTATGCCAAAAGGTAAATTAACAGAAAAAGACAGAGTTCAGCTGAGGAATAATGCTGAACGTATGCAACAAATTCGATCTCGTTTTCAAGCAATTGGCGATTTGCTTGCTGCTGAAAAGAGGTCTATGAATGATAAAGAAAAGGACGAACAAGTTGCCCTTACATCTGAATTGCAAATGCTTCAACTAAGAAGTGAAGGTATTGAGGCTGGAACATGGGAGCCTACAAAGGATGAAGTTACAAAGGCTGATGCCTTTAGTACAATACTTCGTTCATTGGCTAGTAAGAATGGCGTTCCTGCACCGTACGAATATCTTAGGAGTGCAGATTCTCCCAACGGAATGATTATTGATAGTGAACGCCATGTCATGCATGAAATGCAAAAGAGAGCACAAGATACTACTTCAGTTGCTCCGTTGGTTCCTTTGACGATTGGAGATATAATTCAACCACTTGAAAAAGGATTGATTTTAAACAAAGTTGGCTGTAAAATACAGACAGGTATGGAAGGTGAATGGCAATTCCCTACAATTGCAGGTGTAGAAGCCACAATAAATGAAGAAAATGCCCAAATTTCCGATACTGTTATTAACATCGGAAAAATCAAGCCTGATTTAAAGAGATGTTCGCTCAAAATACCGGTATCTAATAGAGCTATTTCTCAGTCAAACGGATTGATTCTTGATATTGTCAATACTCAGATCGTACAAGGACTTATGCGCCTTTTGAATCATTGGATGTTCGCTCCGACACCTATTACCGACAAGGCTAATGGCTGTTTTTACAAGTCTGCTCCGGCATTTGTATCTACTGGTTCTTTCTCGTATAAAGATTGTTTGCGTTTAAAGGGTTGCATAATGGCAACAGGTGTTCAATTCGACGGTACAGCAGCTTTTGTCTGTTCAGCAGCAACTTATACGGAACTAGAAGCAACTCCAAAATCAGCAAATTCAGGAATAATGGTTCTTGAAAACGGTATGATTAACGGCTATCCTGTTTTTCAAACTGAATATATTGGCGATGGAATTCTTGGATTCGGTATTTTCTCTTATGAAATGGTTGGCGAGTTCGGCCCTATGTCTCTTATTGTAGATCCGTATTCTCAGGCTGATTCTAACATAACAAGATTTATCTTAAATGCTGATTTTGATATGTTATCGTTACGCACAGAAGCTTTCGGCTATGCTAAAATATCAGCTGATCCGGCTATTGGTGTTAACATGACAACGGCACAAATGAACGCAGCCGCAAAAGCAACTGATACCAAAGTAATTACAATTTCAGGTGTTAATTTGACTGCTGATATAGCATTGGCTATAACCGGTACGGATGCAACATTGTTTACCGTAGCACCTGCTACAATAGCCAAAGGCGACGACGGATCAGCATTCATGCGAGTTACTGTAACTTATGCACCAACAGTAGTAGGCAGCCATACGGCTAAATTGACTCTTACATCAGGAAAGGCTACAGAAGTAGACATTACTCTAAATGGTACATGTGCTTAATTCTTCTATATAATTTTTTAGTTTAACAACTTCAAGGGGCGGGTGAAAGCCCGCTCTTTTAATTATAAAGCAATGGTACAATATGTAACAGTAGATCAATGCAAGGCACAAAGCACAATTCCTTTTGCTGATGATGATGAGTTAATAGGCGAGTTGATAAATGCAGCGCAAGAAAGGGTTGAGAAAGACATTCAACAACCATTAACGGCCTGTTTGGAAAGTGACGGTACTACACTTGCATACCCACTGCAAAGAGCTATAATAATCATGGTTGCCACTCTTTATTCTAATAGGGAAGCAGTTGCATATTCACAGCCTTATAATGTACAATATAGTTATGGATGGTTGATAACGCCCTATATAAAGTATACCTAATATGAGAGCAGGACTATTAAGAAATAAAATAACCATTCAATCACCGACAAAATCAAAAAATGGTTATGGAGAGGTTAAAACGACTTGGACCGGGTTCGATTGTAGAGCACAAGTTCAATATCAAAGTGGCCAAATGAAGGCTACTCAAAATCAGATATTCAACACCGATAAGATTTATTTTACGATTTACGATAAGATAAAGATTGACGAAAGTTGTAGAATCCTTTTTGATGATAATAAATATAAGATTGATTTTATTAAAAAAAATCCATGGCCGGCAATGTCAAAAACAATAGAAACGGAGATTGTCAATGAATAATGTTGAAGTCCAGGTAAGCGATACCGAAATACTGATGATGTTTTCACAACTTTCATTTAGGAAGATGAAAACGGCAAGAAAAAAGGCATTACAAAAATCTGCCAACATTCTTATTAAACAGACGCGCGCTAATTTAAGGCATATTGTCAAAGGGAGTACCAAGACAACATCTAGGGCGACTAAAAACGGTAAATCCTATCAGCTAAATATGAGCAAAGGTATAAGGAGTAAAGTTAACGATGATGCAACTGAAGCTAAAGTTAACATCATGGCTGATTTCCGTTTGAAATTTTTTGAAATGGGTACTGATGATAGAAAATTAAAGGGTTTGTTTAAACACGGTGCATATCGTGGAGCTATAAAAGCATTCCACTTTTTTCAAATGGCAAAAGAACAGACCGAAAAGGAGGTATTTTCGACTATGGATGAAAATTTAAGACAGGCAATATTAAAAGTAGCATCAAAATGAATAAAGATTTAGCCATAGGGACAGTTATCAATTCGCTTTTGTCGGCTAATACCGATTTAGTGGCAATTGTAGATGATAAGATTTTTCCATTAATGGCTGCACAGGATACGACATTTCCTTTTATAGCCTACACTAGAAAAGATGTTGAGCCACAATATACTAAAGATATTTATACTGGTGATAAAATAACAATGGAAATTGTTGCAGCGGCTAAAAATGAAGAAGAAGCCGTCAATATAGCAAATTTAATAAGAGATACGGTAGATAACGTGAAAGGATTATATAACGGAATTAATATAAGAAAAGTCCGAATGACACACGCTTATGAGGACTATTTCGATGAAAATAACGCTTATGCGCAAGATTTGGAATTTGAAATAACAATTTAATAACAAAAATTATGGGAACAATAGTAAATGGTAGTGAATTAATGGCATTTGTCGGAGGTACAAGTATTGCAGAAGCCACATCATCAAAGCTTTCTCTTTCGGCTGATACAACCGATACAAGTAGCAAAGATAATGATTCAGGCTGGGGAACAAAAAGAGTTAAGAAGTTAAACTGGTCCGTTACAAGCGAGAATCTAGTAGCTGATGACGGAGCCGGAAAATCTTTTGATGATTTATTTGCTTTAATGATTGCAAAAACTCCGGTGGCAATAGTGTTTGGTCCGCAAACGGCCGCAAGTGCTGTTCCAACAACAGGTTGGGTACCAAAGGCGGGAGCAGGTTATCAGGGTAATGCAATTATCACCTCATTGGAAAAGAATGCTCCAAGCGGTGATGAGTCCACAATGACAGTACAATTTGATGGCGTCGGAGCTTTAACGCCAATTAAGGCAACATCTTAGAATTACAGAGGCTGTTTCGGCAGCCTCTTTTAAATTAAAAATCATGGAAATAAAAATAAATGGTACAAATCTTCAAGTAAAATACACTCTACGAGGGTATTTTGTCTTTGAACAACTCACGGGAAAGCCTTTCGATATTAAAGGCAAATTAGATGAGTATATTTTTATGTATAGCTTATTAATAGCTAATAATCCGGATATACTGCTAACGCTCCAAGATTTTATTGATGCTTGTGATAAAGATAGTTCAATTG